GTAATGCGTTCAAGAAGGTATACTTTGACCCTAGTTTAGAAAGGCAGGTATCTATATTTGTGCCTGCAGAGGATATTGTTGTGCCCTATGGAGCCTCTAGTTTAGCTACTTCTCCTCGTGTGACTCATATCATGCGTAAAACCGAGAATGAGGTACGCAAACTACAGGTTGCAGGGTTTTATTGCGACATAGATTTAGGCGAGCCATCACATACCATCGAGTCCGTGGAGAAGAAGATAGCGGAAAAGATGGGGTTCAGCGCGACGATGGATGACCGCTATAAGCTGTTGGAGATGCATGTAGATATAGACCTTCCGGGGTTTGAGGATGAGGATGATGAGGGGGAGCCTACAGGTATCGCACTTCCGTATGTAGTTACCATCGAACAAGGCGGTGACACGGTTCTGGCTATTCGCCGTAACTGGAATGAGAAGGATACAACCAAACAGAAGAGGCAGCACTTCGTCCACTACGGATACGTACCTAGTTTTGGGTTCTATCATCTTGGTTTGATTCATCTTATTGGCGGGTCGGCTAAGAGTGCTACGTCCCTGACTAGGCAGGTGGTTGATTCGGGCACATTGTCTAATTTATCGGGCGGGTACAAGACCCGAGGGCTACGCATTAAGGGCGATGATACTCCCATATCCCCCGGGGAGTTTAGAGATGTAGATGTGCCGAGTGGGGCTTTGCGCGACAACATTATGCCGCTGCCATATAAAGAACCTTCGCAAGCCCTCATCATGCTGAAAAACGAAATCGTAGAAGATGGGCGTAGGTTGGCAGGTTCGGCAGATGTAGCGATTGCAGATATGTCGGCAAATTCACCAGTAGGCACCACGCTAGCCATTCTTGAACGCAGCTTGAAAGTCATGGGAGCGGTGCAGGCTCGGACACATATATCGATGAGGCAAGAGTTTAAGTTGCTATCCGCCATCATTAGAGACTATGCGCCAGACGATTATGAGTTTGACCCTGAAGCGGGGGAGCGTAAAGCACGGCAGTCCGACTATGATATGGTAGAAGTTATCCCTGTCAGCGACCCTAATGCAGCTACAATGAGCCAGAAGGTTGTGCAGTATCAAGCAGTTATGCAAATGGCGCAATCTAACCCACAGATATATGATTTACCCGAACTTAACAGGCAGATGCTGGAAGTGTTGGGGGTCAAGAATGTGAGTAAACTCATACCATCCACAGAAGAGCGGAGACCTAAAGACCCAGTAGCGGAGAACATGGACTTGCTTAACGGGAAACCCGTGAAAGCGTTCCTCAACCAAGACCACGATGCACATATAACGGTAGTGCAGAGCTTCATCCAAGACCCAACAACCGCGCAGCTTATCGGGCAGAATCCACAAGGGCAGGCTATTATGGCTGCGGCGCTAGCCCACCTCAACGAGCATACTGCGTTCAAGTATAGGAAGCAGATTGAGGAGCAGCTTGGGGTGCCCCTGCCCGGGATGGATGAACCACTGCCAGAAGATGTAGAGGTGGAAGTATCTAGGATGATGGCGGTAGCAGCGCAGCAACTAATGCAGAAGAACCAAGCGGCAGCGGCGCAGCAGCAAGCGCAGCAGCAACAACAAGATCCGCTTGTCCAGATGCAACAGCAAGAGCTCCAAATCAAGCAACAAGAAGTGCAGATAAAGGACAAGAAGATTACTGCGGATATTGAGTTAGAACGGGAGAGATTGCAGCTTGATAGGGATAAGATGGCATCTCAAGAGCATATTGCAGGAGCCACATTGGGGCAACAGGCGAGCGCAGCCAAATATAAAACCCAACTGGAGGAGCAGAAATTACAAGCAGACGCCATGTTGAAAGGGCATAAACAAGGTGCGGATATAGCACACAACCAGCAGCAAATAGTAGTGCAACGGGAGCAGATTCACACGCAACGACAACCAAAAGGAGAGTAATAAATGAATGAAACGCTAAGAATCCTATCAGATAAGATCGAGGAAGAGCGCAAAGTAATAATCGAGGATTTGGGTATGGGTAGGGCTAAAGACTACGCGCAGTACCAGAACGCCGCAGGTAAGGTACTAGGGTTTATGTCGGTGCAAGGCTTGATTGTAGATATGCTGCGCAACTTAAGAGAGGAGGACGGCAATGAATAAAAAGACCTCTCAGTGGGATAAGAGCGCCCCCAAGGAAGTGGCTGAAGTGGGCCTACTACCAGAAGAGGAGATCACATCTCCGACACAACTCCCCGCTCCGAAAGGGTATAAGATACTGTGTGCTATCCCCAAGATAGAAGACACATATCAAGGCGGCATCATCAAGTCGGACAAAGTTAAGCAGGTAGAAGAAAACTCTACGGTGGTGCTGTATGTGCTGAAGATGGGGGATATGGCATATAAGGACGAGACTAAGTTCCCTACGGGGGCGTGGTGCCAAGTTAATGATTTCATCCTAACTAGAGCCTACACTGGCACAAGGATTAAGATACATGGAGTTGAGTTCAGAATTATTAATGACGACTCAGTTGAAGCAGTGGTTGACGATCCTAGAGGGTATCAAAGATGCTAAAAACATGTATGTCCTGCAATGAAGAAAAACATGCGGAAAAGTAATCGGCATAGTAGTAGATTTTTTGGCGTAACCCCACAACCATCAGTTGTGCATAAAGGAGAAGTAAATGCTTGTAGATAATAAAGAAGCAGAACTAGAAGATAGTATTGTGATTACTACGGACGACGATGCTGGTGTTGAGGTAGTAGAAGTTGACGATACCCCTGCGGAGGATAGAAATAAGACCCCCCTGCCGAAAGCGTTGGTGGACAAACTAGAGGATGACGACCTTCAGGAATACTCCGCTAAAGTTAAAGAGCGAATGTCACAACTCAAAAAGGTTTGGCATGACGAGCGACGCGCAAAAGAGGTCGCTGATAGGGAGAGAACTGAGGCGGTAAGGTTTGCCTCATCAATCATAGAGGAGAACAAACAACTCAAGACCAGCCTTAGTTATGGTGAGCAAGCATACGCCAACACTTTGAAACACGCAACTGTTGGGGAGATGGAGGCGGCTAAGAAGGACTACAAGGAGGCGTATGATTCTGGCGATGCTGATAAGGTTATCTCTGCTCAAGTAAGACTTAATTCTGCGCAGCTACAGAAATTACAGGCAGATAATTATAGGTTACAGTTCGAAAATCCTTTACAAACGCCAGAAAATAGTGTATATATACAATCAGAACAACGGCAAGCTCCGTCGCCTGACCATAAAGCCTTGGTTTGGCATGCTAAAAATCCTTGGTTTCAGACGGATAAAGCGATGACGAGTCTAGCTAAAGGCATACATGAATCCTTAGTACTAGATGAGGGCATGACTGCGGGTTCTGACGAATATTATAATCGCATTGATAAAGCAATGCGCAAGCGGTTTCCAGAGAAGTTTGAGAATGACAACACGGATGGTGGGGCAACTCACACATCACGCACCCGACCAGCTAATGTAGTGGCGTCAGCTACTCGTAGTACTGCACCTAAAAAAGTACACCTAAGCACAACACAACTAGCGATAGCTAAAAAGTTCGGGTTGACCCCTGAGCAATATGCCCGCGAGCAAATTAAATTGGAGAACAGAAATGGTTAAAACTACTACAACCAGTACAGAAAATAGGACGCCGAGAGATACAGAAGTCCGAAGTGAATTCCAGAGGGCCGCAGCATGGGCACCCGCGCAGTTACTGCCGGAGTTCAATAAAACACCGGGTTGGGCGTATCGTTGGGTTCGTACTAGCATGTTGGGGCAGGCAGATGCCATGAATGTGTCTTCAAAAATGCGCGAAGGTTGGGAGCCAGTACAGTTAGCTGACCACCCAGAAATGTCACTTCTCGCTACTTCCGATACCGCTAAGAAGGGGACTATCGAAATTGGTGGGTTGATGTTATGTAAAATACCAGAAGAGTTTATGGATCAGCGCAAGGCCCACTATCAGAAACAGACGCGGGATCAAACCAATGCGATTGATAATAACTTTATGAAAGAGAGTGATGGAAGAATGCCTTTATTCAAGGAAAATAAATCCAGCACATCATTTGGATCAGGAAATAAATAGGAGAATTAAATGGCTTCAGCAGCAACCCCATACGGGCTACGCCCCGTAAACCTTATTGGTGGTTTACCATACGCAGGCAGCACTAGGCAGATTAAAATTGCCTCTGGTTACGCCCTTAATATATACACAGGCAGCATCGTTATTATTGTTACCGCAGGGACAATTGAAGCAGCAGTTACCCCCGTAGTTGGTAGTGCAGCTAATCCACTTCCAGCAGGCACCGTAGGCGTATTTGTAGGTTGTACGTACACTGACCCTAACTTGAAGTACAAGATTTTCTCTCAGTACTGGCCTACAGGCACTGTCGCGGCTGATGCGATGGCTTATGTAGTTGATGATCCAAACGTGTTGTTCCAAGCGCAATCTGCGGGTTCGCTAGTTCAGGCCGAATTGGGGAGTAACGTGGTTCGCTTACTACAGGTAACTCAACTTCGGCATTGAGTGCAACTACCGCCGTAACTTCTGGGATTGCTTTCAGGATTGTAGACTTTGTAGATGCTCCGGGTTCAGCAGTTGGTGATGCTTATACCGATGTATTGGTTAAGTTCAACCCGCTATCTCATTCATATACAAACCCTACAGGCATCTAAGGAGAAATAAATCATGGCAATTAGTCGCGCACAGCTAAAGAAAGAACTTTTACCCGGCCTGAACGCCTTGTTCGGTCTGGAATACAAACGGTATGGCGAGGAACATAAAGAGATTTATGAAATCGAAACCTCTGAGCGGAGTTTTGAAGAAGAAACTAAGCTGTCTGGTTTCTCCGCCGCGCCAACCAAAAATGAAGGCAGCTCTATCGCGTATCAAAATGCGCAGGAAGCATGGACCGCTCGTTACAACCACGAAACTATCGCCTTGGGGTTCTCCCTGACGGAAGAAGCGGTTGAAGATAACCTGTATGATACTCTGTCTGCTCGCTACACTAAAGCATTGGCACGTAGTATGGCATACACCAAGCAAGTGAAGGGCGCTAATGTGCTGAACAATGCGTTCTCTTCTTCTTATTTGGGTGGTGACGGTGTGGCGCTTTGCTCTGCTTCGCACCCGCTGGTGAATGGAGCCACGAACAGCAACATCCCTGCAGTAGCCGTAGATCTTAACGAGACTGCTTTGGAAAACGCTGTTATTCAGATCGCTGCTTGGACTGACGAGCAAGGGCTGTTGATCGCTGCTAAACCTAAGAAGTTGGTGATTCCTCCTGCGTTGCAGTTTGTTGCAACTCGTTTGTTGGAGACTTCACTCAGGGTAGGTACTACTGATAATGACCTCAACGCGCTGAAGAACAACGGCTCGATTCCAGAAGGTTATACCATCAACCACTACCTGACCGACACTAACGCGTGGTTCCTGACAACTGACGTTCCAAACGGCCTGAAGCATTTTATTAGGTCGCCACTGTCTACAGATTTCCTCGGAGATTTTGAGACTGGAAATGTACGTTATAAGGCGCGTGAGAGGTATTCTTTTGGCTTCAGCGAGCCCTTGGGAATTTACGGTTCCGCAGGAGCTTAGTAGAATCAAGTAGTTATGTAGGAAACTAGCCCTCTTCGGAGGGCTTTTTATTTGCCTATTTTATTGACAAACGCGCCAAAGCGCGTATAATGATTTTTAGTAGGTTAATAACTATGGGGGTAAGTATGAGAGAACAGTACATATACAAAATAATTAATCTCGTAAACGGAAAGTTCTATGTAGGGAGTACAGTAAAACACAAGGATAGGTTTAGGTGCCATAGAAATAGACTTAGAACTAACCAACACCACGCAAAACATCTGCAAGCCGCATGGAATAAGTATGGGGAACAGAACTTTATTTTCCGTATAGTTGAAACCGTGCCGGAAGGTGAATCACTACAAGCCGCAGAAGATGTATGGTTGGCAGAACACGTAGGAAAAGATCACTGCTATAATTTAAGTCGATATTCTGATGCACCTATGCGGGGGTTATTTGGGGAAGATAATCCGTTATTTGGCATCCCGAGAACCGAGGAACATAAACAGGCAATTTCAGGCACCCTAAAATCCTATTACTTCAAGGCCCCAGAAAAACATCCTATGTATGGAATAAACCACACCAAAGAGGCCAAACAAAAAATGAGCGAAAATCGCGTCGGCCTTCACGCAGGCGAAAACCACTATTTATATGGAAAGAAACAACCAGACGAAGTAAAGCGCAAAATAGGCGATGCACAGCGAGGGGTGCCAAAAGGTCCGGGGCGCAAAGTATCTCCAGAAGGTATGGAGAAGATAAAGGTAGCTGCAGCCGCTGGGCACTACGGCCACTGGCTAGGTAGAACCCACACGGAAGAAAGCAAGCTGAAGATGAGTAAGAAGGTAGTGGCTATTAACCCGAGCGAAGAAACTGTCATATATGACAGTATTACTAATTTACGAGCGGTATTGTCGTTAGCGCCACCCACAATCAACCGTGCCCTCAAGTCAGGTAAGCCAATAAGCAAAGGAATATATAAAGGATGGAGTTTCCTATATGCTTGACCTCCCCCATATATAAACATATAATGAGTCAAACCCCGACAAGGTTGCCCTCTTCGGAGGGCTTTTATTTGTCCATAATACCTTGACAACCCCCGATAAACATGGTATAAAGAGTGTATCCGGGCACCCCGGTTTATTAGACTGTCCCGGCAGACGTATACGAGACTAATGAACCTTACTTCGTATAAAGGAATCCAATTATGTCAAGCTCTACTTTCTCCGGTCCAATCAAAGCAGGTACTATCGTAGTTACTACAGGTACCACTCTAGGTACAAACGTAAAGAATACCGGGCAAGTCGTTATGGCTCAGTCCAACACCATCACCCAAGCCTCTGCAGCAACCACAATTGTAATTCCAGCTAACAGCCAAATCATAGACATCCTCGTATATGTAACAACTGCTTGGGATGGGGTTGCTTCTACGTTCGGGGTTGGGACGACTGTCCTAGCTACTAAATTTACCGCAGCGGCAGCAGCGGAGGGAGGCACTGTCGGCGTGGTCAATATCGTCCCAAGTACCGATGCTACTAGGACCGCTGCATTTATTGACGTAGGTACATCGGATGTTAAGATTGCTGTAACTTCGACTAATACTGGCGCAGGTGTCGGGGCTATCACAGTAAGATACGTACAAAATCTGAACTTGCTGTAATAGGGGGTTCTTATGACTATGCAAACTGACGTAAAGGCTAAGAACCTTACAGCCACGGCTGCATCAGCTATCGGGGTGCCCAGAGCCAGAGTTAGGGCAGTTTATTGGGTATCGGGGGCGCTTGCAGGTTCGTTGTCATTTAAGGATGGCGGCTCTGGCGGCACAGAGCGTATAAAATTAGATACCCCTGCTGGCGCCACACTCACTGGATATTTGTTATTCCCCGGCGAGGGGGTGTTGTTTCAAGCAGACCCCTATGTAACCATTACTAACGCAACGTCTGTAACTTTCTTTTACGGATAACTCATGGAATCCATAATAAACGCGGAGCGGGAATTAGCAGTGCATGGATCAGACATAAGACATCTACAGGATGATATGGATAGATTGATGGCGGATATGGAAGCGATGAAGAAAGTATTAAATACCATCAGCCTAACCCTCTCGGAAGCTAAGGGGGGATGGAAGATGCTTATGCTTGTTGGGGGTGCTTCAGGAACTGTAGGGGCGCTTACTATGCAGGCAATTCACTATTTAGCGGGGAAATAATTATGGCTACCAAGATGTTTAAAGGTAAGGAATCAAAGGCGGAAGAATCCAGCGAAGCCCGTGCAGTTAAGTCCGGGAAGATTTCACCTAAACAATATGCTAAAGGGGAGAAATCCGAAGGCCATGCGCGTGGCGCAATGGATAAAGGTAAAGCTCTTAAGTCTGGTGCCCTCTCCGTAGGGGATTATATCAAAGGACTAAAGGCTGGCGGAGTTCCTACCAAGCAAGATATGGGCAACATGGGGATGAAGAAAGGGGGTAAGGTTAAGAAGTTCGCTGGAGGGGGGGATTTGGTTAATGCTAGGTTAGCTTCGCGGGGGTTGCCACCACAATACCCTGTTACGCCAACTCCAGTTACGGCTGACAGCAGACGCGCACCTCCTCCTGATAAGCCGCTATCCGGGCAGACGCTGGTTAATGCTAGGTTAGCTTCGCGAGGAATGCCGCAAAATCCTATTCCTGTTACTGGGGGTACGATAAGGCGGTTTAATGGAGGGGGGCCAATAAAACCCGCGCCCACTAAAGACGATGGCACCCCTTCCGCTAAAGAGCAAGAAGAAATGCGCAAAATGCGTGACGAAGCCCGCGAACAGAAGGCTAGAAAAGGTGCGTATGATGCAGCTAGTAGCGAGATGAAGTTCGCTAAAGGCGGCGGCATTGAGTGCAAAGGCAAAACAAAGGGGAAATTTAGGTGAAACCATTTAAGATGAGCGCGGCGGCTAAACTTGAAGCCAAACGGGAACATATAGCTGGCTGGACCGCTGATGGATTTAAGGATGATTATGAGGGGCTTAAATCAGCCTATGAAAAAAGAAAGCGGCCCACAGATCCAGATTCCAAGATCATGTATGAGAGGTTATTGTCGGGGGATGTAGCGGCGGATAAGGCGTTATATAGGGCAGCCAAAGTAGACGATAACGTGAGGGAGCTAGAACGAAGAGGTAAACCACAACCTAAAGCAATAGTTGAGGGTTTTGGCACGGCTAAAGATGTTGAGGACTTCAAAAACAAACCCCTATACACGGATAAGTCGTTTGATGAAGATGGCAATCTAACAGGGTATAAAAAAGGCGGGGCGGTAAAAAGCAAAGGCATTAATGGCATAGCAAAGAAGGGACACACTAAGGGGAAGTTCCGGTGAGACCATCACGCGGCATGGGGGATATAAACCCACTAAAGGTTCCGGGGCGTAAACCAGCTAAGAAACTAGCTAAGGGTGGCTCCGTTACGGCACTTGATAAGTTGGTTAAAGCAGAGCGGGCGACAAGCCGCATGGGTAAGTAAATGGCAACTACCGACACAACTACATTCAACCTAGACTTAGTTAATTTAGTAGAGGAAAGTTTTGAGCGCTGCGGATCAGAAAGCCGCTCAGGTTACGACTTAAAGACCGCTCGTAGGTCTTTGAATATAATGTTAATCGCGTGGCAAAATCGCGGAATAAATTTATGGACTGTAGAGCAGGGGTCTATCCCGCTTGTGTCGGGCACCGCTACCTATAACTTGCCTTTGGATACGGTTGATTTATTGGATCACGTTGTACGTACAGGTACGACCACTACACAGGTAGATATTAACATAAGTCGTATTAGCGTGTCAACCTATGCGACGCTACCAAACAAGAACTCTACAGGCCGACCATTACAAGTTTACATAGACCGACAATCGGGTGCTACTGGGCCCACACCCACAAGCACTATTTCTTACCCTACAATTACTGTGTGGCCCGTACCTGATAATGATACCTATACTTTTCAATATTGGCGGCTTCGCAGGATTCAAGATGCAGGTAGTGGTGTTAATACCCAAGACGTGCCTTATCGTTTCTTACCCGCTCTGGTAGCGGGATTGGCATATTACTTGAGTATGAAACTGCCTGAAGCGATGCCACGGATCCCTATGCTCAAAGCTGATTATGAAGAGGAATTTCAAAGAGCGGCGGAAGAAGACCGTGAGAAAGCCCCCCTAAGAATGGTACCAAGGCAGCAGTTTATATAAATGAGTTCTAATTTTGCAGCAGGTAAATCGGCGCTTGGGCTATGTGATGTGTGTGGGTTCCACTATAAGCTTAGCCAACTTCGCGCACTGGTAGTAAAGACAAAAGTAACCGCCACGTTAGCTTGCCCTGAGTGTTGGAGTCCTGACCATCCTCAATTACAGCTAGGGATGTATACTTTTACAGACCCACAGGCATTGCGTAACCCCCGTCCAGACCAGACAGCAGCAAGCAGGGAAATACAGTGGGGGTGGGACCCTGTAGGTTATACCGATCCACTAGGACAAATACAGAGCGCGACAGAATCAATTATATCATTAGGAACTGTTACAGTAGTTACATCATAGGAGATTATTATGGCAAGAGGCAACGGAATTGAGAAGAAGGGCAAGACCCAAGGAACCATTAACGCTACTGGGGCAAG